GGTTCAATTAAGACTGTCATTAAAAATGTAGATGATTATCTATTACGCCCATTAGGTGAAGGACTGTTTCGTTTTAATATGCAGTTTGACTTTGACCCTTCCATTAAAGGTGACCTTGAAGTTAAAGCACGTGGAACAGAAAGCCTAATGGCTAATGAAGTACGTAGCCAAAGACTGATGCAATTTTTACAAATCTCAAGCAATCCTGCGCTTGCACCGTTTGCTAAGTTTCAATATGTTATTCGTGAGATTGCAAAGTCAATGGGACTTGACCCTGAAAAAGTTACCAACAACATGAGTGAAGCTGCTCTACAGGCTGAGATACTAAAAGGGTTTCAACAGCCTATGGACCAACAAGGGCAACAAGCACCAGCAGGTGTTAACCCAATGGACCCAACAGGAGCAGGTGGTGGCAACATAGGTACTGGACAGGCTCCTGTACCGGGTGAACAAGGATTTAGTGGAAATGCACAACAACAAGGAACTCCTCAACAAACTGAAGCCAATGGTCAGCAACAGCCGCCAATGGGGCCACTTCAGTAATTATATTGATGCGTTGATAGAACAACAGCAACGTACACTTGAACAAAGCGATAATATGGTTACTATACATCGTGCGCAGGGTGCGATTGCAACATTACACAGTTTACAAAAACTAAGGGATGCAGTAGATGGCTGAGATGCAAAAACAAATGGAACTGTTTGAAAACGGCGGTCTCCAAGATGAAGGCGGTACAACAGACCCTGTGTCTGGTAATGATGTACCAGTTGGCTCTACACAAGAGGAAGTACGAGATGACATTCCTGCCCAACTTAGTGAGGGCGAGTTTGTACTTCCAGCAGATGTAGTACGTTATCATGGACTTGAAAAGATTATGACATTACGTGATGAAGCCAAGATGGGGCTTTCTCGCATGGATGCAATGGGTCAAATGGGTAATTCTGAAGAAGCAACTATTCCTGATGGCGTTCCTTTTGATATTAATGACCTTGACATAGAAGATAAAATGGGTGATAATAATGAATTAGAAATGCAGGTAGGTGGATTTGTACAGCCACAAGGATTTACTGGCATTCAATCAACACAACCTTCACAGTTTCAAAACTACCAACCTCAATATACGCCATATCAGCCTGTACCTATGCAGCAGACATATACACCACCAGTACAACAAACTATTCCTACTACAGCACAACAAACACAAGTTCCTAGCTTTCAAAATTATATACAACCTGCTGCTGGCATGGCTCCTGAAAACCGTGAGTACATTAATCCCGAAACTCAAGAACGCCGAATTATTACATTTATAAATAATAAACCTACAACTGCTATTCCACTAGGTTTTGTACCTTCTAAAGAATATAAACCAGAACAAGCTGCGGAAGCTACAACTGCACCTACTCAAGTGCAAACATCTACGGTACGTGATGGGGGTGGTGGAGATGATAATACATTAATTGGTGGTGTAACACCTGCTGAAATACAACAAGGCAAAGCTGAAACAAAAGATAGGTATGCTATTACAGGCTCTCGTGGACTAGATATACTAAGCATTCTTCCCGGTGGAAACATTATAAAGAGTATGTTTGATGTTCAAGGTCCTACAATAGGTGCAAAAGCACCTGAACCTATGGCATTTGGACCACAGCAAATTCAAAGAATGGAATATGAAAAAGTTCTTGGCACAGGTATTACTGGATATGTAGGTTATGAAAAGGGCGACTTAGACCCTATAACTGGTGGTGTTTTTAATAAACATGGCATTGCTGTTGATAAAAATGGCGGTCAAACATTGGGTCCTCAAGGAACTTTTAGTTATGCTTCCGTTGGTGATTTTTCAAAGGCTATAGCTGCAGGTAATAAAAGTGGTTGGCGCGGTGGTCTATTATCAGATGAAGCAAAAAGTAATTTAAGTTCAGCTGCAGCAGCAAAATACTCTAAGTTTGAAAAAGAACTAGAGGCTGGACAAGACAAACCTAGCAAGCCTGATACAAGTAAACCCGATACATCAAAAACTTCTGGTACTTCTGCGCCGACATCACAAGGTGGCGGTGGAAGTGGTCCACCCGATAAAGGGCAAGGAGGTAGAACAGGAGAAGGTTTAGATTCTACAGGTAGGGCAGATATATAAAGAAGCCTAGTAGTCTAGCTTCTAAGAAATAAATAGACTACATTAACTGGCTACCTAACCCCCCTAACACGGCATACGGTTAGCCCCAGAGGAGAAGATAACATGGCAGAGAATGCTATTATGGCTGAAGAAATGCAGCCGGAAAAAAAGATTGCGTTTGCAAATCGTAAGTACACTAACGAAGAAAAACGTAAAATGGAAGAAGAAGAACTACAAAAGATGATTGAGGAACATCAAGGTGAGGCAGAGGCTAAACCAGAAGAACCTCAAGAAGCTGAACCAACTAACGCAGAAGAAAAAACATTTAAAAAGCGTTACGGTGACCTGCGCAGACACATGCAGGAAAAAGAAACAGAGTTTCAAACACAATTGGATGAACTCAAAAAACAACTAGATAGTGCTACACGTAAAGAAATTAAACTGCCTAAGTCTGATGAAGACATTGAAGCATGGGCAAAAGATTATCCAGATGTAGCAGCTATCGTAGAAACAATTGCTATCAAGAAAGCTAAAGAGCAATCATCTGCTCTTGAAGAACGCGTAAAAGCAATTGATGATATGCAGTCGTCTGCAAAGAAAGAAAAAGCTGAAGCAGAACTAATGCGTATACATCCTGACTTTGGTGACATTCGTGACAGTGATGAGTTTCACGAGTGGGCTGAAGAACAACCTAAGTGGGTACAGGATGCATTGTATGATAATGACAATGACGCAAGGTCTGCTGCAAGAGCAATTGACCTGTACAAAGCTGACAAAGGTATTTCTGAAAAGAAACCTGCCAGCAATAAAGATGCAGCGAAATCAGTTGAAACACGTAACTCACGTAGTAAACCTCAAAATGATGAAGCATCTACGTATTTACGTGAATCTCAAGTTCAAAAGATGTCTCCTCAAGAGTATGAGAAGAAGTCTGATGAAATCATGGAAGCTATCCGTAGTGGTAAGTTTATCTATGATATGTCTGGTTCTGCCAGATAAATTAAAAAAAGTGTTGACAAGTAATATTTTATAAGTATAACTATAGTCACATAAGTGTAAGTGAGTTAGCTACTTGCTTACACATTTACGCAAACATACATTCTTATGGATTACCTGATAAACATGGCCCGTTAAATAGTTGGGCGGCCACCTAGCTACGCTACGCACCCATTGTAACTCAGCCTCTAATTAGTTTAGTGAGTTTGCATCTGTTGAAAACAATGCCAATTAAATGGAGATTATATCATGGCTTTTAATACCGCAGCTGGGTATGGTAATCTTCCTAACGGTAATTTTTCACCCGTAATTTACAGCAAACAGGTGCAGCTTGCATTCCGCAAGGCAGCTATTTGTGAAGCAATCACAAACTCCGACTACTTCGGTGAGATTGCAACTATGGGTGATTCCGTTAAGATTATCAAAGAACCCGAAATCACAGTTAAGGCTTATGCACGTGGTACAACAATCACACCGCAAGACCTTGATGACGAAGACTTCAGCCTAACAATTGACAAAGCTAACTACTTTGCATTTAAGGTTGACGACATTGAAGAAGCACACTCACACGTTAACTTCCAGTCTCTGGCAAGTGACCGTGCTGCGTATCGCCTAGCTGACCAGTTTGACCAAGACGTTCTTGGCTACCTAACTGGTTTCAAACAGTCTGCAATTCACGGCACACCAGATACAGTTAACGATGTAGTCAATGGCTCAAACGCTGTTGGTTCTACAACTGACGAACTACTTGCATCAATGAAAATTGACGCGGCAGATTTCGGTGGTTCTGGTGGTGATGCACTTGCACTTCAGCCACGTACTGGTGGTGCAACAGACTCAACTCCTGCAGCTGGTGATACTTTCCCACTGACAGTCATTGCTCGTATGTCACGTCTGCTAGACCAGCAGAATGTGGATACACAAGGACGTTGGTTGGTAGTTGACCCTGTATTCATGGAACTGTTGAAAGACGAAGATTCTCGTCTGTTCAATGCTGACTTTGGTGGTTCTGGTCTTCAGAACGGTCAAATTGGTACGCAGATTCATGGCTTCCGTGTCTATACCTCTAACAACCTACCAGCAGTTGGTACAGGTCCTTCCTTTACAGGAACGAACTCCTCAACTAGCTTTGGTATGATTGTTGCAGGACATGACTCAGCGGTAGCAACTGCAGAGCAAATTAACAAAACAGAAACATATCGTGACCCTGACAGCTTCGCTGACATTGTTCGTGGTATGCACCTGTACGGTCGCAAGATTCTTCGTCCAGAAGCACTTGTGAACGCTAAGTACCATTTAGCATAGGGGAGATTTAAAAAATGGCTACAATTACTGCTACTCTTGCTCCTGCTATGGGTAATTCCCAACGTGGACGCAATCCGTATATGGTTGAGCAGGTAATTAATCTTACTGCTAACAGCATTAATCCTAACGGTGACGTAGTACAGTGTATCACTGTTCCTGCAAACACCAAGATTCTTGCTGCTGGTTTTCAGGTAACTGCCAGTGCAACTCAGAATACTGGTACTGACGCAACCGCTGCCCTTGGCACGGGTGCAGATGCCGACG